ATACCGGTTGTTCCTCCAGTTGGAGCAGATGATATGGCGACCCTTGGAGCAAACGTATAATTACGTCCTCGATTTGTTATATCTATGAACTGAATACCACTTGTTAAAATTCCAGTAACAGCAGTTGCTCTTGATGCAGTGCCTACTAATGTTAATACCTGTGTGCTTCCAACAATAAAATCCTCACCATCTACACCTTCTGTGGCCGCTAATGTATCATCTATTTCATCAACACCAGTATCGATAATTTCATCTTCGTAACGGAAGAGTTCACAACGTAATGTATAGATATAATTTTTTCTTAACTGATAAAATGGTTGCTCATGCTCTACATATTTAATTTCAAATAATCGATCACCTAACGGAAAATATATTAAGTCCCCCTCTTTTGGTCTTGTAGATAATTTAATATTTGATAGATCTTCTATAAGTGGTGTAATATATGTTTCAAATCTTTCTCTTGATATAGTAAGTGTTAATTCATTTGTCTGTTGTATTCCAAACTTAGATAATAAAGTTGGATTATCTCCATATCCATCAAAAGATTCTACGTATGCCTCTAATGGAAAAGCATCATCAAATTTTGATTCAACAACTTCTTTAATAATTGTATTTGATGTTGCGTATTTTCTTGGCAAATAATGAACTTCCACACCATAGATTTGGAGTTGTTCATTAATAAGAGATTGAACTAAGTTTTGCTCAGTCTTTGACCCTTGTTGGAAAAATGGATTAAGAGCCATGTCACTATCCTATGAAATCGAGTGGTGGTAACTCGTATGTGTTTGACATCTGTTCTCTTATAACATCTAATTCTCTCTGACCATCATCATATATTTGTCTACCATTTAATTCTACACCACCCGGTAATTTTACACCTTGAAACTTAATTAAATTTTGTCCCCATTGCCTTTTCATTAATGCAGTGAGATACCTTTTTAAGAAGTAATCATTATATACACCTGTGTGATCATTTGGATCTATTATTCTAAAACAATCAATAACAAGATAATCATCAACAGTCATTGATGCAAAATCCATGTCCATATATAAACGATCTTGTCTTTGATTAAATCTTATTTGTTTCTCTGTAGTCAAAGCAAAATTTATATCCTCTAAGTATCTCTTTGTCATTGCATAATTAAGAATACCAGCATATCCTAAATTAAATGCAACATCATTTAAAAATAATTGATACTTAACACTAAACATGTTATTAGTGACTGTGTTAGCACCATCGAAATGAAATAATTTATTAACACCAATCACCGAATCAGGCATTATTAGATAATTACTATCCTCTTCAAAACTAAATGTTGTCGATATTCCTGCAACTGTCCCACTGGTTGTTGTGGTTACAATTCCTATCTGATTTTCTGCACCCTTTCCTCTAGATCTATCAACGTCTTCTTGTCTTATTTTATATTTTAAAAAGGTTTGTATGACACCGTTAAAATGTCTTTCTTGAAAATATTGTATAGCATCATCTAAGAGATCTTCAGTTTGCTCATCTGCAATATTAATCTCAAGCAGTGGAGCACCCAGTTGCCTTTTGCAATAATCTATTAGTGTTGATCTACTTGATGGTTGAGCCATGTTATGCTATCTCCTCAATCTATTTATTCTACTATGACTTGACCTTGTACAAGTCTCTCGATATGTAAATCACCAGCTGTATCAGCGTTGGGTTTATCCTCAGTTATTATTACACAATCATAGAAATATCTTCCTGATTTTAATTGATTTGTTTGAGTTGGTGTAAGTGATAATTTTAAAACCCCAGATGATGCATCTGTAAATGCTGCTGTAAAAGTGCAAGCAATTGATACTGAGTCTGGATGTTGTTTAATTCTTGATGTCAATATTGATGATGAAAAACCACTAAAACTAACACCACTTCCAGTGATCCTATCTTTTATCGTAAAAGACTCTTCATAATTCACATTTCTAGGAATGAAAAGATCTTTTTTTATTTGCGTGACATTGATTAATTTTTTTACTGCCATTATGCTAATATCCCTGTGAATGGTTCAATCCAATCTTCATCACCATTATCCTCTTCACGAATCGTGATCCCATTAGCGGTGCATGTTCCTATAAATTTTGCTCGTGAGGCAGCCACTGTGTTTAAATCCATACTACCCGAAGTATCAATGAATAATGCGAGTTTTGTAATATTCATCGTGCTGATGCCAACTATATTAAACCAATCAGATGCTTCAGACGCATCACCACCATCTCTATTTACACCTTGAACTTGTCTTCCATCAGTAAATCCACTCACATACACAGCTTTTACCGCATCTGTCATTATCGCTTCAGTTTTTGCGATACCTGTTGGTGTTGGTTGTAATATATAATGTTTTCTATTTGGAAAAGTTTCTCTGAAGGCATTATATTCGGATACTGTAACTGCGTTTGATGCTGAGTTTGCCGAATTCACACTTCCTGCACTTGATGATTCGTCAATAACAGCAATACATATTCTATTTGATCCTAATACATCATCACTATCATCAGTGCCTCCTCCTCCAACTTTCGTAACACCAACATCAACATTTACATCCCCTGTTACTAATTTTCTTTTAACACCAGATGTGTTATCAGTGGTTATGATGTCATAAGTATATCTTGGACTTATTTTACTAAAATTTGTTGTTAATCCAGCAGTTACTCTAGCAGTGATGACACCAACAGCCCTGCCACCGGTATCAAAACCTAAATTTACAGAATCAGTGGCGGTTGACGACGATCCAATATGTTTTCTGACTGAACCAGAAAAAGCATATCCACTTAAATTAAATGTTGTTCCTCCAGATCCTACAACTGAAAATTCAATAAAGTTATCAGCATGTTGATTTAAAACAAGATTATATCTTGATGTAGATCCCTTATCATCAAATTGAATTTTAGATGAAGTGACATCAGCCATTTACTAAACTCCTTAACAAATTTTTAATTTCATCAAGTTCACCTCTAAGAGTGGAAAGATCTCTTTCAAGATTTTCTACTTTGTTTTTTTCATTTTTTTTGAGTTTACGACGAGTGACATATTCATCATACTCAGATTTATTGGTATTAATTATAAAATTAGATTTAGTATTTTTTACTAAATGTTCATTACCTTTTACTTTTTTGTAATCCATTATGCAAGAGCGATCACTTTAAGACTTGTATATCTCGGAACATACGCTTGATTGGTTGATGTTCCCACTAATTTAATTCTAAATGATTTAAATGCTGGTAAATCATTTATACTAAATGTATATTCCTTATATTCAATTTCTGATGGGACAAATCCACTAGCATCTGATAATGGTACAAGAACATCTGGCCTACCGTCACTTTTATCGATAGATATCACTTGACCTTTTTCATTTAAATTATTAAATCCGGGGAATGGTACAAATATTGGATCAAATCCCTCATTTTCACTTACCGCGAAGAAAGCTCTTATATCAGAATATTCATTTATGTGAGCATCAAGAATAATTTTCAAAGATGTTGCTGATGTTTCAAGTCTATTTTCTTTTGAAACATATTGGAATGATGATGGATCATCTTTCAAACTCTTAACTCGTTTATCACTTTCAAAGTTAGATACTAATTTACCAACTCTATTTGATGTAAGACATGCACTTATTGCATCTGTATCGATCGTTGGAGATATGCGAGCATCTGTTGTTTCAAGATTAAGTGTCATGTTAAATGAACGATCTCCGGGAAGATTTGTTATTGCAACATTATTTGTTTCATTTACTCTAGATGCTATGACTCTTGGAGAATCCAAGTAATTTGTTTTATTTAAAGAAATACTCTCTGCTGGTTTCACAACAAACGGTGTATCAGATCCTTGCCCTGATCCACTATTTAAGCTCGTACCACTGACTGTTTTTATTGATGCATCAATTGATGTTCCAGAAACAGTAACATTTGAAACAATCGGAGTTATTAACTCAAAAGGCATGTTTTGTGTAGCACGTATATTTAATCCACCAGTTGATTTTGTATCAATCGGTAATAATCTAGGTGGATAGTCTGTAACAGTTGTTGTGCTTCTTCCAATACCATTAGCACCCATATCTAATTTAACTTTATAAGAATCAAACGTTATTGGATTTGTTGCAGTCACAATGCCAAGATTATGAGTTGTATTAATTCTACGTAATGAAACACCATTTAACTCATACTTTGTAACCAAATCACCACTCACATAATTTTGTGAAAGAGTCGAATCTTGTTGTCTAGTTATACCTGTCAAAGTATTTCCAGAAAATCCAGTGTATTTTATGATTTCATTTCTTATTTTTATATAGCCTGGATTAGTTGATGCAACACTAACATTTTCAAAAGTAGTAAAGTCTGATGTGCTACCGATTGATATTGAAGCGGTAGAATCATTTTCATATGCAGATGTTAACTTAGTCGGTGTTACATCACTCTCAGCACCAGAAATAATTACTTGGTTGTTTTGATGATACATTCCATGATTTTTATGGTCAACAGTAACATGAAGACCATCTGACATAATAGTGATTTTACCAGATGGAATATTAGCACCAATCTCACCACCGTTTCCGGTGATTGCACTCGAAACACCGGTAACACTAGAATACATTAAAGTTTTTCCAGTTCCCACAGCAAATTCACCCTGAACATTATCAATAATTATTTCACTTGTGCTACCAATTGATGCGACAGTTAATCTTCCATTTATACCTAAACTTGTCGTAATACCTAATACGTCACCAACTTGATATCCTGCACCACCATCACTAATTGTAGCAGAAACCACTGACCCATTATTGTAAACAACTGATGCTTTAGCATCTCTACCATTACCTATTATTGTTGTTAAAGCAACTCCTGCTATGGTATGTCCAGAACCACCACGAGAGGAAACTGAAGCGTTTGCAGATGTATATCCTAAACCAGCTCTTGTAACAGTTAATGATCCTGACGCAGCACCAGCACTTCCTACAAAATTACCCGATGCATTAGATCCTTGTTGAGTAATTGTATTACCAAGAGTTGGATGAATACCCGCAGCAAAAGCTGATGATAAACCGACTCTTATTTTCTTAGATTCAAAGTTAAGAGAATCTGGTCTTAATCTTGGTATTTGAGCATTTCCCTCTGATAATATGGGACTATAAATCTCTACGCTACCAGATGGTTCAAATACTGCTCGATTCAGAGTAAACTTTAAATCCTCCCACTGGCTAGGTGTCCATGTAGATGCATTTTGTGATTTAAATAATGTTCCCAAAGCAGGTTGATTTGATACAAATTCATCAGTTATCAAATCATTTTCTCCAACTCTTGATATGAATACACGATATTTTGTCGATGCGGACAACATGCAAATTGCATATTCGGTTGCTGGAGATAAGTAAACAGGAGATTGGAAAGTGAATTTTGTTGGTAAGGATCCGTTTGTAGATAGATTACCTTCTATTTGATCTGGATCAAGAAATACCCTAGAAAATGGTAATACTTTTTTACTTGGTATACCTAATTCAACTGTTCTTATATCTAATTGCACTGGTGTGTTTGTATCATCAGTTCTTTCAAAAAATACATCAACACTCGTTGCATAAACACCGGTGTTATCACTAACAAAAAATGTTTGAGCTAAAGGATCATCATCTTCCCAAATAGTGTCAATTAGTTGAGTTGAAGTTGTTTGTCCTGTCTGTACAGTGTCGACGCTTGTTCCGGTAAATGTTCTTACATTTCTTGACTCATTAAACTGTAAGTTTTCTACTTTTGCGTTTCTTACAGATATAATATTTTCTTGAACTGTTTCTAATGTTCCACTTGCATCATAAGTGTCTTCACCAACAGTGGTCGCCGTTGTAATATTATTGGTAGGACTATCTGTTAATGTAAAAACTCTTTGTCCTGTTTCAAATTTATCATTGTTGTTAAGATTTGGATCTGGGATAAAGAAACTACCTTGAATAGAAGCAGCAAAATCGGAAATAAGTTTTACATCAGTAATTGTTGCCTCTGCACCAGATTCATTACCTTTTAGAATCATACCACTTGCAACTTTACCAAAATATGTTCCTTGTGGTTGATCAGATAATGATATTGTATCTACATTTAACGTTGTTGAAGTTGATGAGTAAGTAGACGGTATATTCGCAGTATTACCACTTGATGCAAGTTGAACTTGTCCCGGACTACCAGAATATGTTTCAAGTTCAGTAGGGCCTACTTCAGAGGTGTAAGGATTTTTAGCGTATATTCTTGTTGGTGCATTAAAAGGCCCCTCTTTATGATTCGATACCGCAACTCTAAATGTTATTCGTGGCAGATTTATTCCACGTACCTGACTACCCATTGTTCCAGTTACCGTTTCACCAACTCGGAATACTCCTTTAGTCATTGAAATTTGAAGGAGTTTTGGAACAATATGTTGTGTAACATTTTTTCCATCAAAAAATACATATAATCTAGTTTGTGGTCTAAATCCTTTACCTTCAAATGCAACGTTACGAGATCTAATTATAGGAATTGCCTCTGAACTAATAGTTCTATCACCAACTGATTCTTCATCAAATACCTCTGTAATTAGTTGCCTAGATCCTTCACGTTGTTGATGTGCAATCTCAAAAGTTTCTGTGAAAGTGTCTTGAAATGTCGTTGTGGTTGTGGTTTGAAGAACATCTGTTCTATCAGATGACATTGATTGATAATATATTTCACCAACTGATGTTTCCTGTCTGTTCTGTGTTCTTGTTGTAGTTTCAGTTCCAAAATGATAAGTTTCCCAACCATTCCAAATTTCGGCTGTTAGTCCCGTTTGTGGGTCAAATCCATCTGCTGCTTCGATTGTAGATGCGTAATTACCCTCAACGTTTATTATTTTAGCTTCTAATCTAACAGTATCTACCCAAGTATCAGTTGCTGGTATTAACTCAACAGATCCTCTCCAAAAATTTAACATGAAGGGAGTAACACTTTCAGTTCTTGTTCCAAATGGTTGGTTTAGATAAGGTGTTTCCGTATAATCCAAAGTCAATAAAGAACCAGTTTTTTTAATATTATTTCCTTCAGGTTCTGCTCCATTATAAATTGTGTTCTCACCCTCCACTGGGCCAATTTGTAAATCAATTAAATTGGTGTAGTGAGATGGTCTGGTCTCTTTATTTCGAGTATCAATACTATTTTTTATTTTTAAACTTGTTTCTTGTGGTAAAAATGTTGTAAAATTATCAACAAAAAATCCTGATTTGAATTTATTTAATCCATCTTCATCAGATATGAATAAATTAGCAGTGGCTGTTTCAAGTAAAGTAAGTGCTGTATAGTATTCTAGATTTTTTATCCTTTCTTCAAGTTTTCTTATATCCTGCATTCGATATCTTTTATGTTTCATGAAAGATAAAGAGGCATCTGAAACATTAAAAAGATATGGAGGTAAAGTAACTGTGCACAATTCTAATGAATCATCAATAGCTATGGGTGCATCAGGTTTTTCAGCTGGAGCACCATTTTGAACAACTAACTTTCCATTTTTAGTCACATATATTTTATCAATACGTCCTAGATAATATGAAAAATCAGTTAATATAGATTCATTTGAAGCTAAAATATTAGATGCAGAATTACCAGATCCATTTAATCCTCTACCCAAAAATTCTAAAGGAGATCTACTACCTTCAGTTACAGTATAATTAGAAACTCTTGGTCTGATATCAATGACATCAGTGTTCCTTAAACCACCAAAAGATTGAACATCTTTTTTATAATCTAAAGAATTGTATGAATTGGTTGTAACAATATCTCCATCATCACTGCTATCAAAAAATAAATTTTCAAAATAAATTTTTATTTTTTTTCTAGGTTCACTTGCATTTACTTTTCTTGTGATAAATCCATGATTATAGAAAGTGCTCTCTTGTCCAGTATTGAAGTTAAAATTAGATGATATGTTTTTACTTGGAATATCAAGAGAACTTACAAGTGCGGTTGTATTAGATTCCTCAAAACTTATACTTTCATTATCTTTAAACTCACCTTCATTTAGTGCAATAAAACTTATTTGTGTTTCAGATAATATTTCAGATAAAATGGCAACAGTATTTGACTGTGATCCAACTATTTTTTCACCAATAATCAAATCACTGGCTTTACCAGTTTGATTATCTAAAGATGATATTGTTAATTTAGGACATGAGGGATCATTTGTATCAAGTGACTCAAAGATACCAAGAACACTTATTATATCTGGTGTATTTAAGGATATTTTTTTATCTTGAACACGAGTTCCAAATGGGAAACTACCAAAGCTCAATCCATCATTCAATGTAGTCGCTCCAATACCAGATCCAGATAGTTTTGATTTATCAACAACTAAACTATTAACTCTATTTTTTTTCTTAATTTTAGCTGATGGTTTTATTTTTGCTAATGTTGCAATTAATGTTGCATCCTCATTATTTGATAAATCTGAACCAACATTACTAATTTGTAGAGATGAATTGCCTCCACTAAAAGTGAATTTATCATCAGTAAGTAATTCTATTGTGCCATCTTGTCTAATTAAAGAATATCTATCATCATCAAAAGGTAAAAATGTTTCATTGTTACCGGAACTAACTGATGCTGTCAATGAATCTGTTGAAGCGTTTATTTTTACATCAAATAATTTTTTAATTGTTAAAGTTGTGTTTGACAGATCAACATCAGACACAAATCGTTTTGGTAAAGAAGTGAATAAAGTATTATCCTGAGAACTCTCAAATGGTGATGTAACGAGAGTAAGATCTGAAAGTGTTGTTTCAGCAGTGGTAGGATCACCTATAGATAAACCACCATCACATATACCACTTACTGTTGTAACACCAGTAACAGTTACATCATCTAATCCAACAGCAGTCACTCTTGCGAATTTTGGATCGTTAGTACCTGCTCCAAATTTTAGTATATTTCCAACTTTTATTTTTCCGGGAAACTGAGGATTTGAACTTGTTACTGTGCTTAATCCTGTAGTTAAATCAGATCTTTTTAAAAGACCATTGCCAAATACAAACTCATTTTTTTGTACTATATCACCAGTAAAAGTTCTCGCAAATCCAACATCACCAGAGTTTTGATCTGTGAGTCCAGGCCCACCAAATATTGATTTCACATCTGACACACCAAAACTTGTGACAGCGATAGATATTCTTGAATCTTCTACACCATCAAATATGAGTGGTTCATTAATAACAAAATCACCAGATTTTTCGTAAATTTCTAAAGATGTTGTATTTGAGATTGAAGATCTTAAAAATCCTGTTGCACCACTGAATTTACCTTCGATAAAAGTTGGTGTTGAAAGTGTATGATTTGCGTTTAAAGTTATTTTTGTAAATGTCTCAATGTCAAATAAAGAAATATCCCATTGATTAATATTTGAATTTGATGTATTATATGATCCAGATTCAAGTGCAAAATCATAAACTCTCGCAAGTCCTATCTCTTCACCGGGAGCTGACATAATATTTGCAGCACTTTGACTACCTTGTCTTTGACTTCTTAAACTAACAATTTGTGTATTTCCAAAACCAACTTGAGGAGATCCAAGCACACGATTTAATTTAATTGTTGATCCAGTATTGTAATTTACTCTCTGATTTTCAAGTAGTTTTATAGTCCTTGGTTTTTCAAAATCAAGATACGATGATCCAATTTTTTCAATTTCATATCCCTTCACAAATGCTTTACCAGAGGATACTTGATATAAACCCAAACTTTCGTCTGCAATCGATCCTTGATCAGTGGATTCTCCATCTCCAAATATACCATTATTTCCTATTTGATTATTTAAAGACTCTTTTACACTTATTGAAAAAGGTTTTACAGTATAATTACCAGACTCAGAAAATGTTCTCCTTGCTAGTTCATCACCTAAAATATTGTAATCACTTGTAGTGGGTCTTGACTTTAACTCACCATCTCGAACAGACGCTAACTCTACAAAATCATTATCATTAACATCGTCAATACCTTTAAAAAATAATGAACATGTAATTTTTAAACGGTCAGCACCGGGAGCTGCAAAATTATTGAATCCTTTTGAGTTATCTGTTAAAGTGGGATCCTCATCTGCATTTATTGTTTCCTCTAAAATTCGTAATCCAATTCTCCCTGTTGGAGAGTTTGAATATTGACTTAAAATTATTGTTTCAGTGTTTACAGTGACAAAAGTACCCCTTATAAAATATACACCCTCTGATATTGAATAAGATGCTCCAGTCGAAGTTGAGTTTGAAGATATTGTAGAGGCGAATGCTTCACCTGAAGGAATAAAAACGCTATTTTCAGGGCCTGATATAATATCTACGTCTGCTGCTAATAATTCACCATCAACAAATTTCCCACCCTCATTATTTGCAGAATTTGAAGCATAGTATTTTATGTAAAGAGTTAAATTACCTCTTTCTGAGTTTCTTGATTTTAATACTTTTGTTATAACCGCAGTAACACCTGATGATAATCCGACAATTTTACGATCTAATAATTGATCAATATAAGACTCTACTGTTATACCAAGATATTCATTGTTAAGTTCTACACAAAAATAATCATTATAGTAGGATGTATTTCCCGGAATTACTTTTGCACCTTCTTTAAAAATGTGTTGACCAAATTTTGTAATTTGGTTTTGCAATATTGACTGTAATCCAGTTAACTCTCTTGCTTGAACAGGAAGTCCAGGCTTAAACAACACCTTATAGTAGTTGTCATCTGCATTAAAATCGTCAAAATATGGCGATACGTTTAGGTTAGTTGTTTGAGCCATGAGTTATTAGAACTGCAATATAACTTTTATGTCTTCTTTTTGATTAGAAGAACGAGTGATAGCTGGTCGATGATCAACATAAAGTATATTTCCAGAATATTTTTTAACTTCTGGATTTGACACGCCACTTGTAAATGTTTGACCAAGATAGTATGTTTTATTATTTATTGAGGTTGACAGACCATCAAATGCTGTGTTTATTTCAAGTGGTATACTGCCACCAGTAATACTTACACTACCACCGGTCGCTATGTCTGCCGTGAACCTATCAGCATTTAATCCAAATATAGGTGTTGTGGTAGCTGCACCAACAGTTGTAAATCCTGCCATCGTGCGATCTTGCCAATACTTTAATACACCTGTTATTTGATCATAACTTATAACTTTACCAATAGCAGTAACACCAGTTCCAGTTGTTTGAGTTATGATAGAGTCTGCTGTAAAAGTCGCACTACTATACCCCGTTCCAGTTAAACGAAGAGCGTAGGCTGCACTTGCTTTATCTAAAGAAAGAAGTGATGATGAACCAAAAGCTTGTGGATTTTCTACAATACCTATTCTTGCAATTTGATTACCAGTGATGAAGTCTGGATTTTCTGAATCGTTTTCAATTCTTGAATACACCAAGGCATTTGTTGCACCCAATTCTTTGTAAATGTCCGATCCATGTCCACCAGTTGGAGGAATAATAACATCAAGTTGAGGATAAGCATCTGGTCTTGGCAAACCACCTGCAACAATATCCACATTACCAAATGTATATCCAGATCCTTGATTAGTTACATCGACAGATCCTATTTGTTGATCAGCGTTTACAACTACTGTGCACTCTCCACCACTACCATCACCTTTAATTGGAACTCTAGTATATGTTCTATTTGCAGTTCCTAAACCAACACCACGATTTTGAATTATAACAACTTTTATACCACCATCAACTGCATTATCTCTCACAGGAGCGTTATCAGTTCCAGTTGACCAATCTGATGGCACTGGCATAAATTCAGTAGAATCAAATTTTATTAATTCTGATGGTTTAATTGTATAGAGATATTTCCAAATATATCCATCACCACTCGTGCCAGCAGCTTTTGGTTCTAAATCAGTAAAAGTTGGTTCATCAAGAGATGGTTTACCATCAGGTTGCTCTGGACTTGTTCCATTTTTTAAACAAATATAAACCCTAAAATCACTATTTAAAACAAAATAATTGGATGAGTATAATGATGTTCCTTGAGCGTGTTTAGGGGGATTTATCACACTATAATCTGGTCTGTAATAATCATATGTTGTTCCAGAAGTCCAAGAATTCCTCTTAACAACTTGTTTTACATCAGTGTCATTTATTTTTTTAACAGCAATAATTGTATCCCAAATATCATTTTGATTATTAAAATTATCTATTGGTGAAGGTGGATCATCATCCCAGTCAGTTTGAATACTTGTTGGATCAGTCAAACCCACAAACGAATAATATGAATTAGTAGACGTTGAAACTCCCGCAACAAAATTCTTTGCATTTAATATTCTTATCTGATCAGTAATTATAGCTGCCATTTGAGATTTTTTTATTTATTTATGTGGAATAACTTTGAGTTTTTAAGAATGATTCTCTCTTGATAATTGGCCCAGTCAATATGCCAGTGACACCGTTTGAAGTATTAACTGGGTATGATCGAACTGTGTTTCTATCATTTAATAATAATTTACCATAACTGTAATCACCAAAGTACATACTATGACCTAATCCAGTTAGACCATTTAAACTGTTAACGCTCACAACAACTTGCGTTACAACTGTAGATCCAAATCCCATCGCATCTGTTGTTACACCTAATGTGCGATGAGCAACACGATAAACATTGTCAATATAAGTCGTACCGACACCTACAGCACTGCCATCAGTATTTAGTGATGTTAATCCATGACCCACATTAGAGTTACTTACAATGAAGAAATCGCCAACATTTAAACCAGATGTAACTATACCACTATTAGCACCTGAACCTGTTGTTCCTTGTGTAATATCAGAATTTCTAAGGAATGAATCAGATGGAATCACTAAATCAAATACTAATCCAGTTACAGCAACTCCAGCTAATGAGGTTGTTCCAATACCAGTGATAATACCATGATCACCTGCATATGATTTTACAGAATTAGTTTCTTCAAGAACAGGGTCAGCCCCTATAAGAACAACTGGTGGATTTGCATCACTATATTGTGTTCCAGCAGTTGAAACAGTTATACCTGTTACAACACCATTAGTAATTGATGCTGTCGCTTCTGCACGGGCAGTTGTCCCTAATCCAACTGGATTTTGAATTGTTACCGTTGGAGCACTATCATATCCCCTACCTCCAGTAGAAATTGCTACTGAAGAAATTGTTCCAGCAGCAGAAACGATAGCAGTAGCAGCAGCTGATAATCTTTCAACATTATTCACTATAACAATATTTTTTTGAAATTCTGTTGATACTGCGTTTTCATTTTTAGCATTAAAGAATGGTCTTACACCAGTGACATACGCTATTGTAGTACCAACTCCCACTGACTGTATGAGATTTGTTGTTGGGAAAATATTTCCTTTGTACAAATCTCTATCCTTGTATATAAATTTACCCTCAATGAATTTATCCTCAGTTTGTAATGTCCAAACTACTGGACGGAAAACTCTAGTATCTTCAAATAACCCCTCCTCATCATAAGTTGTGGTGTCAACTGAATTAACTGATGTGATTTCTAAAACACCTCTTTTCTTCTCTTGTAACCATCTTTCCTGATTAAGTTTACTGTGATATCCGAGAGTAAGATCATCACCAACTTTAACAGTTTCAATTACCTCTCTGTCAACAACATCAGCACCACCAGTTCCACGGTAGAATAATATTTTAAGTGTATCTTCAAATTTAGGTGCCTCATCAAAAGTTATGTTACTTCCACCAAGGAAAGTATAAGATTCACCGGGTATTTGAAGTATATCATTAACAAATATGAAAAGAGTATCTTGAACTGTAACCGTTGATCCGGGTGTTGCTTGAATTGAAAGTGAATCACCAGCAACTGTTATTGGGAAGGTTCGTCTTGATCCATCAAATAAATTTGAAAAATCATCTAAAACTTGAAGTTGACCAACAGACCATCCACTGAATTGATCACTTGCTACATCATTGACAGTAATTCTAAATTCTTGATTATCAACAAAATTAGGTGTCGTTGGGATGCCAGCTGAACCTGTAAGGGGAAGTGTTAATATTTCACTAATACCATATCCATATCCAGTATTTGTAATCTTAAAGTCCATTATAGTTGAACCTTGACTCACAACAACATCTGCTCTTGCCTCTGAACCTGCTGTTCCGGGGCTAGTTACGCTATGAATTAACTGCATATCGTTATATGATAATGGATCATCTATAACAATTTTTGTTAATTGATCAACTCTACCACCTCTTGCGTACAAATGAGCTCTTGTTGAAATACCACTATTAATTTCAAACTCTGTTGCACTTAAAACTCTTAACACTGTTGATCCATCAAAAGCTACATCTTGACCACTTGGTGAGTTATTATTCGCTCTTGGTGCGATTATCGCTGGTTGTATGAATCCACCAGAAACGTAATCTGTAGGAACAGTAGATATGCCAGCATTTATTGTGAATTGAGTAGCACTCGCAACACCAACCACGGGTGTTCCATCAAATACAGGATCACCCTCTCGTGGATACTTATGTTGAGTTGCAAAATTATTTTTAGAGCAGGTAAATCTTAATGATTCTTTTTTAAGTTTTATACTTCTTCCCGGTAATAGGGTATGAGAACCTATTGTAAGAACTAATACACCAGTATCAGCAGCATATGTTGCGTCAGATACATCGTAGAAGTTTAATTCAGACTTACCTACGTTTATTGTTATGGTATTAGTGGTTACAGCAGTGATTGCAGTTTGTATGCCAGCTATCGGATCAGTCGGTCTTGGATATGGATGATCACTTCCATAATGATCCATCTCGCAAGAGAAGACAATCGAACTCGTGCCAATACCAACAGTATCATTTGTTGATAAACCATGACTTGGTATTGATATTACAAATACTCCAGTTGATGCGTTATATGTCGCATTAGTTGGCGTAAACTGAGTTCCAACACCTGTTGTCACTGCATTTGGAAGTGCATATCGGAATGTATGAGAATAATCACCACCTTGTATCACAGCACTACTTGCAGCACCTATAAATCTATGAGTATATTGTTGACCAATAGGAGATTTTGATACATCTAAAGTTATGGTTGTTGCTGTTGTTGATGCAACGGATATTGCAGTGTCAAAGAAACGATCTCTGTTTCTTGGATAGATATGATTTACTGTCGCACCAAGTCCGCATGTAAATGCCAAACCAGTTAATATTACATCACTGCTCTTACCAGTTGTAGATAATCCATGAGCAGCAAGTGTAGTTACCGTCATGATACCAGTGGTGTTATCATAATTTGCACTCTGCACTCCGACAGCTGGGGCGTAGTCACATGTGAATGCAATACCAGATACAACCACTTCATTTCCAACGGATAAATTATGTGCAAATGCTGTGGTTATGGTTGTTATACCAGTGATCGAAGAATATCCAACATTGTAAATATCTCTTGGTTTGTAGAAGAATTGTGGGTTGGTAATAGTCACATCAGTAACATGACCACCACTAACATTAGCAAGACCAATGGTTGTGATACCAGAGTGATCAAATCCCTCAGTTTGCAAACCTACAGACACTGTTTGAATGCCTGATCTATAACCAGAACCTGTATTACCTATACTTACACTATTGATTGTTCCTGCTAGTGATACCACAGCAGTTCCACCAGCTGAAACTAATGGTTGATATCCAAAACCACTTGTTGATGCGACAGATATAATTACTCCACCAACAGGTATTCCAGCTGTATTGATGTCTCTTGCCACTGAACTTGCAGCACCAGTCCAAGTAATTGTTGTTCCAGATCCTACTGTGTCTAATTCAAAATTACCATTTGATCCGGGAGCTTGAAGAACACCATTTATAAGTATCAAAGCGTTGTTAGTTGCGATACCTGTTTTCTGTGCTTTATCTACAGTAAGTGCATATTGTCTATTTTTACCATTAAAATCAGATGTTAAATCATCATACAAATGATTACTAACATAAGTTTCAGTATTTCCATTAGTAATACCAGATCGAGTAAATACTCTACCTTGGAAACTAGAAGAAGTGGTTATTCCAACAAAATCTCTCTCACTAGGTGGATTTGTTGTTGATCCAATTGGATTTTTTCCGGGAGGTGCCTCTGCAAACGCAATTTCGTTTTCAACAATATTATAATTACCTCGTATTTTTTCGACAAGTGATCCAGTTGGGAATCCTGCAATTGTTGTTCCTAGTCTTTGTCTTCTTACTTTAATTCCATTTGTTGTGCCAATTCCAACTGACAATATCTTCATCACTTCACTTGTATTACCACTACTTACACGAATATTATCAGCACCAAAGAATGATGTAATTCCTGTGAAGAATATTACATCTTGAGATTTATCAGCAGCTCTGTCAAGAGTTGTTGTAACTGATGTGCCAGCAATTGGTGATTGTAGATAATTATCAATTGCAACTAATACTCTTGTATTAGGATTTTTACCAGTAAATGTATGTGATGTTCCAATTCCAACATGTGTCAAGTCAAGAGGAACTGCGACCTCTTTCAACGCATCTTCTGCTGTTCTTGCTAATTGAACTTTATCTTCACCTTTTTTAATAATGAATAATGAGGATGGTAATAATGATGTAGTAATACCTAAAGATGGGAATGAGGTTGATGCTATTCCTATTGCAGATGAAATTCCAGTTCTTCTATCGGTATGTGCATATGACACCTCCTCACCACTTACAAAGAAGTGATTAGGTAAAGTAATTGTGTTATTTGTTATATCAACCACAGTTGAAGTTGATCCATCATAAGGTTTTTTAAATATAGGATCACCATTATGTTCAAGAGCAAATTTAGTTTTTATCGCTGATTCTGTTCCTTCATATTGTGCAAATCCACTTTCTATAGAGGCGTTTTGTAAATCTTTAACAGCTTCGCCACCAACATCTCTAGTTGCATCTGCTGGTAATAATTCAGTATTTTCCTCTACTCTTAAAGAGTTAAGGAATGTTGTTATGGAAACTCCAATTCCAGCATTTGGTACAAATGTTATTTCAGTAACATTATCAGAGGTTCTTCTACCACTTATTGTTCCTAAACCAGCGAACGCTGTGCCAACTTTTACATTACCAAACTCAGTTAAGTAAACATTATCATCATCTGTAAAATCATCAATTATTATTACCTCTGCTAATTCATAACTTCCATTCAATTTATCAGCTATTTGGACGATACAATATGCAGCATCATAAGCATCTCCGTAACTTGCGATACCAACTGCAACTGGTGTCGAAGATGATGAGATACCAGTGCTCTGTGCAGACATCTCTGCATATGCCATATCATAAGATCCAATACCAATATATCCTTCAGTTGCAATTCCAATTGCAGTTGCATTTATAAAAGCTGTTGTTAAACCAGCATCTGGGGTGTATCTGACCACAAGATCATTCCCAACAACTAATGGGAAGAAAGTGCCAATGTTACCAGTTGATGAATATGCATCACTTGAATGAACTGTCAATTGACCATATTCTTGGAATCCCACATTTGTGCCATCATGAATTACACTAACTTGATCATATTCAACACTACCATCACTACCTTCAACACTTACAAATAATTTTGCTGATCTATGTCCAGAAACTGTTGTTCCAATACCAGCAAGAGTAAACACCGTACCAGCAGCACCACCAGCAACTGAAACACATGTTGATTGAATGCTAACGAGAGATCCGTTTAAACCCTCAGATGTTGATGGATTAAATGGTTCAGCAGGAATAGATGTGGTTGCTGTTGCAACATTTGTTGTGGTTACACCTAATTGGTTTTTATCAATTTGGTAAGACCATAATATGACATTATAATCATTAATTCTAGATTTATGGGGGAAAAATCTAAGGACAGACTCAACACCATCTATGACAAAATCAAATGATCCCAAATCTAAAGTGGTTTCAACAGAACCATACTGATTCATCATTGTTAATCCACGACCAGTATCATGTAGTGTGTTAACTATCATGATTTGTCTTTCACCTGTAAATAATCTGTCTTGAATGTAAGCCACAAAGAACTGAACTCGACCATCATCTAATCTGTTTCTATAAACATCTGCAAAAGGAGTTGATCTTGCGTTGTTGTTAAATAAATTACTAAAATCATCTATTGTAACAACTCTGTTAGAAACAGATTCAGAGTAATCCGTTAATAATCTTGTTTTGAAATTAATTTCATCAGAATATGGTTTAACTGCACCTGTTATGTAATTTTCAGAGGCTAAATCAAAATCATGGAATGATTGTAAACTTTCTTTACCTACTAATTCAACTAATATCGTTGTTCCGTCAACAGGTCTTACAATTAAATCATCATCTCTTGAATCTGATAATTTTGATTCAACTTGCAGATTGCTAAATTTTTTAAATCCTGAAGTGTGATTAAGAGAACTAACAGTATCTTCCCATTCACTCACTTGAACTTTGGATTTTATCGCGTATGAAAACGCATGGTAGTAATCATTATCATGAACACGCTGTTGTTCATTATTTAAAAATCCAGTTTCTAATTCCCAACCATTTTCTACGATTGAAAAATAATCTAAATTATATTTTGATTTGTATGATATAACTTCTTTTATAATTCCTTTTGCACCGGTAGGGGAAGAATACTCCTTACTTCCAATTCTCTCTCCTCTAAATTTTACTTGTTCAACAATTCTACCAACTTCAAATTCTCTTGTGCTTTCTACCGTTAAATATTTACTTGAATTATTCCAATCAGCCACTGTTCCCTTGATAAGAAGACCAGAAGAATCTATACTTTGAATTTCATCATCAATTCTAAAATCATTTGGTTGTAAGACAATATCAAACTGTGGGAACCATTTATCAGGAATGAGCGTTGCTGCAGACTTAACTAAATTAAAAACACCGGGAAATTCTGTGTCTTTTTCCAGATATTCAGCCATGCTGTAAGTAACTATTCCAATTCCACCGTAGTTTGGATGAACTGCAGTTACTGGGAATAACGCATAGTCATATTGATCAGAATTATATCCTAATCCAGTTGAACCCACACCAACGCTTGCCTTTTCAACTAATACTTTGTCACCAACGGTAAATGGGAATGGATCAATATATTCACCTATAGCATTTAAAGTGCCACTAAATGAATTTTTTAAAGTAACAGTGACCTCTTGTGTTGATGAATTATATTCAAAATTTTTCGCTCTAATACCATTTGAGTTACCAATGGGTATGATTGTAGGTGGAGCATTATTGAGAGATTCTGAATTTTCTAAAATTTCGACTATTTCTTCATTTGGATTATATCTCAAATCAACATCAGTTATTTCTTTTTTTGTTACACCATCAATTACCACTAAACTTGGATTTGTGATATAACCTCTTCCAAAAGATGTGATACCGATTGATCTAAAACCAGTTAAAGGTGTTATTCTTAAAACTTGTGGAAATAAAGCTTCAGGTCTTAAGGTTATGTCATTAGGATAATCAAATCCAATATTTGATAAAGATACTTTTGTAGGTTTACCAACACTAACTGAGAAAGGCTCTATAACTGCTCCTACACCAAGATCTGATGTTATAGTTGTTATACCGGGTAATTCTTTATACCCACCACCACCATCTGTAATTGTTATTTGTTCAACACTACCATAAGCACTTGTTGAAATTGTTGTGAACCTTAATTTAGAATTTGTTGAGGAGTATGAACCTGATTCTGGATAAGTATCAATATCATAAGTAAAGGTTGTGGATCCGGTTGATATGATATCAAATCTTCCGTTAAATTTGCTATCTAAAATAGAAATTTGATTGTTTAAATTAACATCATCGTCTGCAACAATATCCTTATTCTCTGTTAAATTATCCGATACTTCAACTGGTGATAATTTATAGTATAAAGTAGTTGGAGTGTCATCTTTTATTTTTAACGTTACTTTAGCGTCTCCAGTGACTCCGATTGTTCCTGTCCTAGAAACATCAAATGTTATTGATGATCCAGTAGTTTCAAATATTTCCGAAAATCTATTATCTTTATAAAAATCAAAATAAAATGCTGCATATTTTGTTGCACTTTGAGTATAAGATAAAGATTCATCTGATAAATCAAACACAACATTAGAATTTCTATAAAAGTTGAAAGGAGGGTTAATTAATGATAGGGTGCCATCTCCGGCTGAGGTGATTCCAACAAATTTAGGAGTAGTTTGTGATAATTCATATTTGTTGTGAACTAACTTAATAGTATCGGAATCAACGACATACACATAATATTCTTTGTTATTAATTAATCCTAAAGCTGGCCCATCTGAAGTATGAATTACCTTTTGACCTGTGACAAAATCATGTTCTTTTATTTCAATTGAACTTGGAACTTTTCCTGTGGTGTTCGTTGAAAATCCAGCAGTTACTATTCCAGCTGCCACAAAGTTTAAAGGATTGAATACTGCTTTACGATTATCTTTATTGTACTTAACCGTTACCGTTGTAGTTAAACCTGATTTAACATCAATAAAAACTGTATCATTAGTTAAAAGTCCGTGTGTTCCAGATCCAACAACCGTAACTACATTTTTTTCTAACTCACCTTTTACCACAGGAAATTGTGTTCTCAAACTATGAATTGACCCTATACCTGAGTTAAGAAAATAAAGTAAATCAAATTGTGGTTGTGTCGCATTTCCTGTTCCTATGGGTACAAAAGAACCATTTGTCGCAAATCCAACAAATCCTCCAGTTGATCCTACTCCAACTGGGATTGTGGATAATCCTATAAAGTCAACTGATTTTCTTGCTACAAATAAAGTTACACCAACACCCAAAAACGTATTTACTGTGGGTGGAAGATTGGTGAATTTAACTAATGGTGATTGTTCTGATCCACTTAATTTGTTTAATTCATAAACAACTTCATCACCAGTTTCAAGTCCATGATTAGGCAGATAAATTGATTGTGTTGGTGCAAATATTTGAGTTAACCCTGTTCCGGGATTTGAAAAAACTATCGTGCTTCCAATTCCAACGCCACCAACACCACTTGTTGGAAGTGTTCCTAAACCTAAACTTTCTTGTGGATTAAAGAAAAATTCTTTATTTTGTTTTAATTTAGATGTAGTATTTACCCCTGTGTTTATGGTAAATCTTCTTGGAATACTTTCTAAAACAACTGAAGCTGTATGAGAAACACCAGTTGTAGAATTAACTGATCTAAGAACTCTAAGTCTTGATGATAATCGATCAACATTAAGAACTTTTATTTGTTCTGTTCCAACTCCAACTTTGAATATATCATTTTCTCTTACATCAGATAAATTACCAGAAATATTAAAGAAGGTCACGATACCAGTGGCTGTGGCAGTCCCTATTCCTTGTGTCAAAACTAATTTAGATGAACTCACTCCAATGTTATAAGCACCCTCTAAAAATGATGTTGTTGTGGTAAGTCCACCCACTCTTACTTTTGTATTATTCTTTAAATTTAAAGCGGTTGATGCAATACCAACAAAAGTATTTGTGGTTTGGCGATAAAACTCAATATTTGAAATTTTTGTGCTATCAACGTTTATTTCAGATATTGATACTCCATTTAGTAATGTAATCTTTCCATCTGCTTTAAAAGAACTATCAACACTAGGATCAAAAACAACTCTATCGTTAATTCTATAATTTCTTCCACCAGAAGTAATTCCAATACTATCCACTTTACCTTTTTCAGCAAAATCAATATTAGTATCTTGATTAACAAATTTATAAGACTCTCTTACGTAGTCGTATCCACTAAAATCTTTATTAAATGAATATGGTAAAACATTTCTTATTGAGTTTGATTTATTTAAATCAAAATCTTCCTGATTTGATAATCTACTAAAGTTAAATTTATTTGGTACTGAATGAAATTCATTTCCAATTAAATATGGGAACTTAGGTTTTTTAAAGTTTTTAAATATACCATCCGATGCAGCAGTTGAATCTAACGTTGTGAAGTAAGCATAAGTTCCATTTGGATACTCAGGAGTTATACAAAATCTACCATTATTTTCATCTAAAACACTTTCATCACTTGATGTTTTATATGTAAAATCCTCCACAAAAAACTCAGGTGGAAATACACTTACCGGAGGTCTATTGAATTTTTTTATAGTTTCATCTACGTATCCAGATTTCAATTGAACTATGCTACCACCAGTTCTTGTTGAGTAACCATATGGCCCATAAATTGGATTACCATCGTAAGCCCAACCAATGATTGGTGAGTGTTGATCGCTATTACTTTCAACGTTATTAATGAGTGTTAAATCTTTTTTACCATATAAAATATTACCATCCGGATCATTTGCATATGATATTCTTCTTAAATTTCTAGGGGCATAAACATAAGAACACTGTAATTCAAAAAGACGATTAGTTGGTGTGCTTATGAATACATCATCATCATTTAAATTTGATAAATTTTTTCTAAATTCATTTACTCTCCATTTTTGAAGTTCTGGATTAAATTTAATTCCTTTTCCTGAAGGTTCTACTCTTACTGAGGTCGATGTTACTCCATAACCGATTCCACTGCTTTGAATATTAACTGAAATTATATTACCTGATGAATTTAATTCTGGAGTTAATTTAGCATCCGAACCTATTCCTAATACTACTAAATCTGGAGGTGAATTATAATCAGTTCCACCATAACTCACACTTACATCAACTATTCTTCCATTAGCCACTACAGGAGTTATAACTGCATCTTTACCTGAGTACAAATTGACTTTAGGTGATCTAACAAAGTTTAAAATTTCAGATGCACCGTATCCAACACCTGTTTTTGTCAAATCAACACTTGTAATTTCACCTCTAAAAATAGGTTGAACAACAGCTTCAAATGTTTTTCCAGCGATTGATGATATTCCAACTTTACCTATTACTTCAACTGATATTGGTTCATAATTAAAACTATGAGTTCCGACTCCTGTATTTCTAAATTCATTGAATTGTTTTGTATCATAGAAAAATCGTTTGTCTGTAGATCCAGTGCCAACCTCTGATAATTTAAAAGTATCATTATCAATTACTGTTACATAGTAATTTTTATTTGTAGATAATCCATCAACTACTGTTCCATCAACAGAGTATTGCAAAATTTCTCCATTTTTATAATCATGATTTTTAATAGTAACTGTGTTTAGAGATGTATTAATACCGAGGGATGCACAAGATCTTGATTTATTTTCATATCCTGATCCTTTATCTAATATTACGATTGAACTTAATATTGATTTTCCATTTAATGATTTGAAGGATTGAACACCAGATCCAAAATTTGTAAATGAAATCGTGTTGATACCAGAAGTTGCATCATCATAAGTTTTATGTAATTGAATGGTATATTCAGATACAGAGGAAACGTAATATAAAGAATCTGTTGATAAACCAACAAGGGGAATGCCTCCCAAAGGGTCGTATATGACCCTCTCACCCGGTCTAAACTTATGATAGGTAGTAAATCCTATTGAAGAGGTATTAATACCAGCAGTGTCTAATTTTACTGTCCCAAGACCAACACCATCTCCATTAAAAATAATCTCATAAGGTTTTGCATTGAGCTTCGCCACTGCGTTAGCTCCTAATCCATTTCCACCTGTTATTTTGATAATTGGTTCTTCAATATAATCAAATCCAGAATCTAATATGCGAATATCCTCTAGTGTCCCTCTTACAGCACAAACACCGGTAGCACCACTACCTACAGTGTCTTCAATTGATAATACAGGTGGATTTATAATATCATATTTTTCTCCACCATCTACAATATTAATTGATTTTAATTCACCATAGTGAACAAAATTTTTTGATTTATAATTTAAAACTTCTACACCATCAACAAGTATACCAGTATAGCCTGGAGATGTTTCATGTTTTTTACCATCTTTAACAGGAGTTAGTATTTCTCTTATTAATTTTTGAGGTCTTATTTTTTTACCATTAAAGTAAAACTTTTCAATATCATTTGATGATATTGTAACATTATCAACTCCTCCGTCCGGAGTTACTTTTGCAAATATGCCACTGTAAATATCAGATTGACTTTTAGCTAACTTTACAGTATTGGAATCAATTCTTTTTACATAATATAAACCCTCTGGGAATAATCGACTAATGATAAACTCTTGAGTTATTACATTACCCTCAGAGTCAATCGTATTAACAGATCCTTTTTGTGGTGTATAATAAACAGCATCCCCTGTAAAAAAGTTATGATCGACCTGATCAGATATTTTTATCTCTTCATCGTTTAAATTATATGTTCCACCAAAAGTTAATTTTTGAGTTTTTGGATTTAATTTTGTGACACCAGTAAATGGTAAAGATGATGATGCAACATATACTTTATTTTGACCTTCAATTGGTGTTATGGTTGCATGTGGAAACGGAACGTGTCTAGCACCAACCATTTGAACTCCCTTTGTTGGATGTTCATGTGATGGCCCAAAATATTTCACTCCATTTACTAAACCACCGTCAGGTTTCGTGTATATATTTTGAATATTTGCGGTAAAAATATTTAAATCTGAATGAATATCTGAATCAACCTTGGAAATTCTCCTAGTTACTTTTGTAATTTTACGAGGATCATTAATTCCAGTTCCCGAAATTAAACACTCTTTATTATTGAATACATCATTTACAACATATAATTTATTTGAAGCAGGATCAAAAGTATCTGTTATATTATCACCCCACTGAGATCCCGAAGCTAAAGTTTCATGAGTTGTTATTTTATCACCTATTCTTAAAATATTTGTATCCTTAGTTGTTAATTTAAAAGTGTTGTTTGTGCTATCAATAATTTCAAGTTTTTCAACCACATAACTTTGTGCTGTGTTAAATAACCAATTATTTTCTTTTACACTTTCACCAACTTTACCTAAATTTTTTATTTTTATTTTACTATTTGCTACTTGATTATTAACCAGAGGTGGTATTATAAAATTGTTTAAAACATTTCTTATCTTTACTTGAACATCACCAGAATAAGCAAAAGTATTTTGATCAATGGATGTATTATCTGCAATCGATGTGGTTATTCCTGTTGTATTAATTCCTAAAAATTGATTAATTGTTTTTTCTGCATATGTGCATACACCAGATGTCCCATTTTTATATAAAAATGATAATGTTCCAGAATTAGGGAATCCCAAAGTGGAATCAACATCGATAAAAGTTTGAGCTATGCCAACCTCACCTATGATCTTTGTTTTTGCATGTGGAGAAAATTCACCATATATCATACTTGTAGATCCGTCAGGAACAACCTGAGATCCATCAAGACTTATTTTATAAAATGTATTTGTAATTATTCCAACAGCTATTTTTTCAACTGCTCCAACTGGTGCGTATGCTTTTGACACATTTTCAAAATCATCTTGAAAAAGTGTCTTATTTAAAAGATCTTCTGGATCACCAACATATGGTTCAACTATTATATCCCTTGTTTTTTGATAATTTGCATTAGATGGTGATATAACATTTTCAATTGGACGAATTATATCAACTTTTTCCCCATATAAAGCACCAAAAAGAATTTTAAAAGATTCGTCAGTTCCCCGTGTTGAATAAAAATCTTTTGATTGACGAATAAACTGAGGTTTATTTAAATTTTCATTTAAATCTTTTTCAAAACCGTATAAAAATTGTTTTTTTGCTTTTTTTAAAAATTCATCAAGAAATAAAACACTTAAATTTTCGACAACAGCATCATTTTCATGATTTTCAGCTGTAGAACTTGAAAAAACAAGATTTTCGGGATCTGATTGGTTACGAAAAGATGTTATTCCACTAAAACCTCTTACACAGTTTGTGAAACTATTATCTGTTTTGTTTTCATAAGTTATAATTTCATCATTAATCTTTAATATACCATAATTATCAGGAAATCCTGTTGTGTTGGAAACAAAAATAGTTGAAGTCGTTACTCCAACTTTTGTAGTCGTATTTGTTGATTTGATTAAGTTACCACATTCACTTAATTTTATATAAGAGTCAATATTTTGAATTAAATCAATTGGCCCACCTTGATATTCTTGTCCTGTATAATATTGAGACAAAAATTCACCAACAAGCGGAAAATCCTCTTTGACATAAGAGGGTAATTGACTTTTTACAATTTGATTTAATTTAATTCTTTTTTCTGACATCTGCTATCTAACGATGCTTCCGTTTTTGTAACTTGTGGTTACTGTATATGTTGATCCTGAAGGATCACTACCAGAGCTGATCTGATCCACGACCATTTCAACAACGCTACTATCTAATTGAAGATATAGATCCTGTAATCCAATAACATCATTCGATTCTGGACTTACAGATATTTCCATAATTTGAACGTTGTCTTTTGTTTTACCTGATACTATATTTATTGGATCTAAAGTGATGCGTCCTGTCTTATAATTTATGACTCCGATATTTTTTCTTTGAATAATCGGTGTAGATGATCCTTCAGTGAGTGAGAATAAACCAACTTGACCTTTTTCACCACTTATATCAGGTGTGTCAAACAAATACACATCAGAACTTATGTTTATAACTCTAAATGCACTTGATCGAATATTATATCCGGTCATCGATTTTATATGAAATTGATTTCCAAAATCAATCGCATATTCAGCTGGTTGATTTACAGCTAAACGAAGATCCCTTCTCATCTCAACAGTTGTGATATTAGAAGTTATTGATTCATGGCTTTCATCAATTACTTTTAGTAATTTACTATACTTTAATCGAGCACCGTATTTGTTTAATTGTGAAGAGTTAGCGTATGTTGTTAAATTCCTCTGTACGATCGTTGATACGAATGAGGCACTTGGTGCTAAATTTGTGTTGTAATAAACTTTACTGTTTGTTTCAATAAACAAATATTTTAAATCTAATATCTCAGGGACAATTCCAGCAACTGCATATTTTTTTAAGTCCCTTTTGATATTTTGTTTTATTAAATTCGGTACAAAATCACCATTTCTTGGTTTAATACTAATAAAAACCTTACCATATTGAGGTGGAACAAGATCCTCACCACCGTAAACAGATATTGATTCAGCTTCTGGATAGATTTTATTAGGAATTAAAACTTCGTAATCATTTGCACTTAAAGCTCTGTTTTGTGTTGCGTAAATTTGTGGTGCATATTTACGAATTGAATCAATATTTTCGATACTCTCACCACCACTTGATGAACCTTCACTTGTTAATAAAGATATTCCACTTGTTACAAATATTTCAACAGAGTTTCTTACAAATGATAGTGATCCAGAAAATGTAAAATTACTTATACCGTTACCATCTGATCCATTAGTTGTAATATATGTAACTTCCACCACATTTCCATCTTGTAGTTTTTTTCCAAATATACCATCACCAAAAATTACCTCATATCTTTCACTTTCAACCTCTTGAATGAAGTAAATATTTGAATTACCATTAATTGTTGTACCAGTATCATTATCAAAAAGACTGTCATGTCGATTATAAGTGGTTCTAACTGACGATTGTGATGATGGACGAACATTTACGACTAAACTGTCCAAATCAATTCCACTATTTGGTAAAATAAACTTTTGAAATGGATTTCTAGTAGAAAATACGTAACTTTGACTTAAATATGTTCCCTCATATACCTCAATACTATCAAAATTTGCAATTCCATCAATTACAGACACGGTTATGTCCTCTGGAATACCAAAAACGAACGATTGATTGTTAAATTGACCTCCCGTGCTCGCCACAGGGCCTGCTTTTAGAGTTAAATTTGCCGGAGTTGGTGAAATATCTGACAAATCAACGAAAAAATTAATATTTGTTCTTGAAGATTTCTTTGATCGAGGCACATAACCAATATTTCTAGCTAAAGAAACTACATTTTCACGTAAAGTTGCGGAATCGATGAAAACTTCATTCGATACCATGTTTGCATTATACGATGTGATGTAAGTATTGTAAGCTAATACGTCTAAAATAGTTGATAAGTTAGATCCCTCAAAGTCATAGTCAGTAAAATCTGAATTACTTTGAATGTAATCTCTTAAAGTTGATTTAATCTGCTCAAAATCCAGATTTGTAAAATTTATGAGTGCCATTTATCGAGTTGGAAGTAACACAAAATCTAATTGTTGTGGTGGAATATCAATACCTACGATCTCATACTTTATCGTAACATTCATTTCATTATCTTCCGGATTTGGAACAACATCCACACTCAATAATTTCACTCTTGGTTCATAATTTATGATTGAATTTCGGATTTCATCACGAATTGATAGTGAAGATACTTGATCTACAATCTCAAAAAGTGATTCTGATACTCTTGAACCAAATTCTGGTTGAAAAAATTTTTCTCCAGGCCTTGTAAAGACGATATTTCTTATCGAACGGGCAATTGCACTTGAATTTTTTAAACCAATAAGGTCATCATTGAGAGGATTAGTCTCAAATGACATACTTATATCCTTAAAACTCTGACTTACCCGCTGTTGAGGCATTAAAACGTACTTGATCTAACTTATTTATACGCTCTTATCCTAACTCTGGTTCAATATTAATTTCAACATCCTTGGCTTTTGTTTCTTTTGCTGTTTTCCAGAAATAATTTTCATCATTTCCAAGGCCATCACGGTCATGTCCGTTCTCAACTTGATAATATACGGTCGAAACCTTGAAATCTGGTGCTTTTGGCACCTCTGGAGTCAAACTATTATCAAAAATTCTCATTCGATTGTTCGGATACAGTGCAAATTGACCATTATCAAGTTCAATTAGATTATGAGACTTGTGTTCAGCAGGTTGTTCACTGGTTGAATAGTCAATTTGGTCAACACTTTCATGATAATTGTCAATCGTACAGATATAAGTGCCCGTTTGAGTGCCATAATCTCTTGTATAGATCTCATAATGCATTGAACCAATGAATTGTTTCGTAATTGTGGTCACTCCATAGTCCATACAGTTCCAAAATTGAAGATTATGCAGTTCCATATCAGGTGATGGCTTCTCAGGATCCGAGACAAACGCGGATATTGGCAATTTATCGAACATTGCAGCGTACTCAGGTAAATATGTCTCAAAATAAAAAGCACGTCCGGGAATCGATTTAACCGAAACCCAGACTCCTTTAACAAATTCACCGTGTCCACTCTTATGATCTGTTAAATATTCTTTCCTTACCCATACTTCGTAGGCAGGAAGGTTTGCGATAAGGCAAGACATTGAAAAATTAAGTAGTTTTTACTATTTACCCTGTCCACGATATGCTTTTCGAGCAGCATTTCGAGAAGTTGCGGATAGTTTGGTTCGAGCCGAGCGGCCTTGACGAGTTTTTTTGGGGGTAGATTGAATTGTAACACCCCCCATGTTGTATTTTGTTGCCATTATTGATGTGGATTGTACTTATAAAGAATATAAACTGTAATAATAAAGAGAATTACGAGAAAAGAGAAGAAAATAATCATATGATTCGAGTTTTTTCATGTCCAACACGTATTCTTGGGTCGCACCAGATCTGAAAATCTGCTTTTTGAGCATCTAAACAGAAAGAAACGTCCTCACCACACATGTCCTGTACTTCACCTGACTCAAAAATCTGCATCTGAGGTGCAAACCAAGGATATTCGAGTTTCTCAAAAACTCCTTTTTCAATCATTACCCAGCCAAAACCAGTATAATCAACTGTAAATGGTTTTTTACGCTTACCCATGGTCTCAACGGTCTCATGATTCATCACTCCACCGTTCTTACGGAAGTCATCTTCCTCTAACCAGTGAGCAACAGAAGTCGTTTGACCATCTTCAGTGGCATACCATCCTGCAACGATACCATTCTTCTTTGTTTCATCTTCAACTGCTTCGGCAGGTAATGCTAAATCGCATAGTTGCCAGAACTTGTTTGTGTCAAAGACAATATCACTATCAATCCATAACTGATAGTCATACTCTAACTTACCATCCCAAGGTTTTTGATTTGGGCCACGTAATACATTTGCTCCAAGAACTTTACATCGAGCAAAGTTTACCATAGATGAATAATCCTGAGATATCTGAATACTCATATTATTCTGAACCATGTCAAAACAAAGTTGAACAAAGTTCTTTAAAAAGATATAAGAGCATCCTCTACCGGGAAGGCAGAAGACAATCTTCTTTCCTTTCATTCGTTGTTTAATTGCATCGATGTCCCATTCAGGGCCTTTTGTTTTCGGTGCGACTGTTTTTACTTTAAATCCTTTTGCCATAAATGAAGATCACCTATACTAATTTTATCAGTTTATTTGCTGTTTGTCAATGTTATTCTCTTTCTCACACTTGAAATATATTCTTATCTGATGATACTTTTCTCTTACGTATTTCTTTGGTTCTGGTCTCTTATATGGATTGCGCTTCTTTTGAATTTGGTCATGTTTGTGATACATAAAGGTCATGAAGTCCCCAATGGGACTGCACCTTATTTATACCACTTAATATGAATCTTCTCCCGCAGGTTCTGTGTATATAACTTTACCCGGCCCACCATATCCAACCTTCCCTTTAATCTTTACATAGGATAAGTCACTTTCAGTATAATCCGTTTTTAATATTCCCACCATGACCTTCAACATCTCCCACGTTTCTTCAAACTGTTCTTCGTCCAAACAATTGTAGATACATCTATCTCTCGCGTAGATGTGGTACAGAGTATCTTCTTGAATTCCAACCATCTCTTTAAATAATGTTAATTGTATTTAGAGGATTCGGAACAAACCATACAAAGGTATGTATGATAAAAAGGATTTTGAAAAAACTCAA